GGGACAATGGTATTATAAAAGCACAAGATATTGAAGAGTATAAAGAGTATATTAAGAAAGCCAAAGCATTGAAATTAGCAGAAGCTAAAGCAAATGTCTTTAAATCCTTTCTTGAAAATCTTTAATCTTATAAATATCTACTAAAGAGAGAATAAATTACTAGTAATTTAAAAAAGGAGATTTCTCAAATGGCCGATACAGAAAAAAAGTTAGAGGCGTTAGAGCAAGAAGCAGTAGCTGAGGCAAGTGCAAATCCTCAAGCGGATGCTCCTAAAAAGAATGCTGTAGCGGCTGAGCCTACTCATCTGAAAAATGATGCTGAAGATTTAGGACCAGCTGTTGTCAAACCGACTGACAGCAATCCAGACGCAACTAAAAAAATGAAGAAGGTTTCTGGTCAAGCACCTCAAGCACATGAGGGCGCTCCTGATGGAATGCCGAAGATGGATGACAAACATCCAACTAAAGCTCAAGAAGAAACCGAAAAAACTGGAGAAATCGTACAAGAAGGCGAACTTCCACCTGCTTTAGCAAAAGCAATTGCGAAGAAAAAAGGCGAAAAATCAGACGAAAAAACTGAACAAGATACTTCAAAAGCTATGGACGCTGGAGAAGTTTCTAAAGAAGCAGATAAGAAAAAAGAAGTAAAACATAGCACAGCTAATGTTTCTGCTAAAGTAGAAGAATTAGATGTTAAACAACATGTTGACGCTTTAATCGCTGGAGAGAACGATTTAACCGAAGAATTTAAATCAAAGGCTGCAACTATTTTTGAATCAGCAATCAAAAAAGAATGTAAAGAGATTGTTTAAGAAATAGAAGCAGACTATAATAAGAAATTAGAGCAAGAAAGTGCAGAGGCGAAAGCAGAGTTAACTGAAAAAGTTGATGGTTACTTATCTTATGTTGTTGAAGAGTGGATGAAAGAAAACGAAATCGCTCTTGAACGAGGTATTAAAGGTGAGATAGCTGAAGACTTTATTAGCGGACTTAAAAAACTATTCGCTGAGCATTACATTGATGTTCCTGATGAAAAGTATAATGTTTTAGAAGAGCAATCAACTAAAATTGAAAACTTGGAAAAGAAACTCAATGAGCAGATAGCAAAGAATGTGGAGTTAAATAAATCTAATTCAGACCATAAGAGAGTAGAAATTATGGCTGAAGTAGCAAATGATTTAGCTGATACACAAAAAGAAAAATTTGCTAAGCTTGCTGAAGAGATTGAATACTCTGACGCAGAGGATTTCAAGAAAAAATGTGAAACTATTAAAGAATCATATTTTGGAAAGAAAACCGAAGCTGAGGACATTGATGATGTGGCGGCTGCTGGTGAATTGCCTTCGGGTGATTTGACCAACGCTATGGCTGCTTACGCTGCCGCTATAAGCAAAACTAAAGACATTAAGTTGTCATAGTATAACGGAAAAGAGGGAGAATTAAATATGTACTTATCCGAAACACATGAAAAGAAATGGCAGCCTGTATTGGAACACCCAGATTTACCAAAAATTGAGGATTCCTACAGACGAGCCGTTACATCTGTCATATTAGAAAACCAAGAAAGAGCTGCTAAAGAAGATTCAGCATTTCTTTCAGAAGCTGCGCCTACTAACGCAACTGGAAGTTCAGTTGCAAATTGGGATCCAATCCTAATTTCTTTAGTTCGTAGAGCAATGCCCAATCTAATAGCATACGATATTGCAGGTGTTCAACCAATGACTGGTCCAACTGGACTAATTTTCGCTATGAGAAGTAGATATACTTCACAAACTGGTGCTGAAGGTTTCTTTGATGAAGCTGATACTGATTTTTCTGGCCGTAATGCGGCTGGTTCATCTGTTGATGGTTACTCAACGACTGCTCACGCTGGTACTAACCCAGGTGTACTTAATGATGGTTCCCCAGGAACTCTCACTAAAGGTACTGCAATGACTACAGCTGCGGCTGAAGCATTAGGTGACGCTTCTGGCAATGCATTTGCTGAAATGGCTTTCTCAATTGAGAAGTCAACGGTAACTGCTAAGTCAAGAGCACTTAAAGCAGAGTACACAATGGAACTTGCTCAAGATTTAAAAGCAATCCATGGTTTAGACGCTGAAACAGAACTTGCAAACATTCTTTCTGCTGAAATCTTAGCTGAAATCAACAGAGAAGTTGTAAGAACTATCTACATCAACGCCGAAAAAGGCGCTCAAACAGGCAATGTTACAACTGCTGGTATCTTTGATTTAGACACCGACTCAAATGGTCGTTGGTCTGTTGAAAGATTCAAAGGTTTAATGTTCCAACTAGAGCGTGACGCTAATAGAATTGCACAAAGAACAAGAAGAGGAAAAGGTAATATGATTATCTGTTCTGCTGATGTTGCGAGTGCTCTTCAAATGGCAGGAGTATTAGACTATACTCCAGCATTGTCAAATAATTTGAATGTTGACGACACAGGCAATACTTTTGCTGGTGTTCTTAACGGTAGATTCAAAGTATATATTGACCCTTATTCAGCAAACTCTACTGCTAAGCAGTATTATGTTGTTGGATATAAAGGAACATCACCTTATGACGCTGGTATGTTCTACTGTCCTTATGTTCCATTACAAATGGTAAGAGCAGTTGGTCAAGATACTTTCCAACCAAAAATTGGATTTAAAACAAGATATGGTCTTGTTGCTAATCCTTTTGCTGAAACTGGTGCGATTTCAGGTGCTGCTACGGCAGTAAATGACGCTGGTTCTGCTAACTCAAACAG